TCCTCTTGAAACGAAACCTCCGAGTTCCATTATGAAGTCAAGAATATCAACATCATCACCATCATATTTAAAAAGCATTTTTATTACATCTAATTTTTTCATTTCTTTAAGTTTTAGTATTAATGTTCTACAAAGATAAGCAAATAATTGTAACAAAAAAACTAAAAGTGATTTATTTTTATATAAAGTTACAAAGAGCATCTATTTTTTTATATATATCATATATGGGAAATTGTTCTGATTGTCAAAAAAGAAAAAATGATATGAAAACTATGATAGCAAAGTTAACTGATAATGAAATACTAATGTGTGAGAGATGGCAAAACGTAAAGAAATATAATATCAGAACAGATGACCTTGAATATTGTTATAGGCTATTATACGGAAAAGGTTTAGATAATACCTGTCATGACTGCCTTAGAAACTACGCTTCACAAGTGAATAACTACTTCAATACAATTAGAGAGAAATTTAATAGTTATAAAGAGAAGCAGAAATTGGCTGAAAAACCTGTGGAAACGCCTGTGGTCAACAAGACGAGCACAAAGGCACCCAGTAAAGAAACAAGTAAAAAAGCCCCTAAGCGAACTTCTAAAAAGACAACACCTAAAACGAAAAAGAAGGTAGTGAAAAAGGATGACAATATAAATCTAATTTAAGTAATTATATAGAAATGGATAATATAAAAAAGGGAGAAATTGTAAAGGTTACAAAGACAAGAGTATCCACAATTCAAAAGAAGAAAATATTTATAGAGGCTCTATTTAAATCACACGGAGTAATCGAACCCGCATTAAAAACTGCTGGAATTGTAAGAGGCACATATCACAATTGGTTAAATTCCGATCCCAAATTTCATTCAAAAGTTTTGGAAGCTGGTGATGCCGCAATAGATTTCGTAACCTCAAAGTTATACGAGAACATTGATAAGGGTCGAGAAATTAGTTGCATATTTTTTTTAAAAACCCGAGCTGGTTGGGTTGAGCAACAATACGTTGATGTGACGAGTGGTGGTGAAAAGATACAATTTCAATTTGGTAGCAATAATGAACAAGGACCAGAAATTAAAATAAGTGAATGAAAGAACTTTGGAAAGATATAGAAGAGTATAATGGCGATTATCAAATAAGTAATTATGGTAGAGTTTATAGTAACTTATCAAATAAAATATTAAGAAATTCTAACCATAAAGGTTATGAAAGAATAACATTATCTGGTAAAAATAGATTCAAAATACATCAATTAGTTTGGAACAATTTTGGTGATGGTGAGTATGATGGGTACAAATTACAAATTGATCATATAGATAATAATAAATCAAACAATAGAATAGATAATTTACAATTACTTACCACAAGAGAAAATACAACAAAATCTAAGATTTCAAAAAATAATTCATCTAAATATCCAGGTGTATGTTTTTACAAGAGAGATAGAAATTGGCAATCACAAATTAAGATTGGTGGTAAACTTCATTTTCTTGGAAGATATGAAAATGAAATAGATGCTGCTAATGCCTATAAAAAAGCATTAGAAAGTATTGAGAACAATTAAAGGTATAACACTTCATAAAGGTCAAGAAAGAATAAAGAATGAGATATTCAATTCATCAGCCAAATTTCATATCATAAATGCTTCTCGTCAATCAGGGAAGTCTTCACTACTTATACAACTCGCATTATACTATGCTATTAATACCAAGTGTAAAATATTATGGGTGTCGCCAGTTTATTCAATTACTAAAAATGTATTCAATGAAATTGTTGAAGGACTTATTGGTTCAGGAGCAATTCAAGAGTATTACAAAGCAGATCAATCTATCAAGTTTATAAATGGATCTGAAATAATATTCAAGAGTGCTACTAACTATGATTCAATACGTGGAGGTTCATATGAATATGTGTTCGTTGATGAAGCCGCTTATATAGAGGAAGAAGCGTGGACAAAAGCAATACGTCCAACCCAAAATGTGAAAGGTGTTAAAGCCTTTATCACATCAACACCCCGTGGTAAAAATTATTTTTATAGACTATCACAACTTGGTATGGGAACAGAGAATGATAATTATCAATATCACTATATGAATTATAGAGATAATCCATATTATGATTTACTTGAAGTTGAGGACGCAAGAAAGACTTTACCAGACGCAGTTTTTAACCAAGAATACGAAGCCAAATTTACTGACGACCAAGGCGCAGTATTTGAGAATCTTATAGAACTTGCAATCATTCAAGAGTTCATATCTAAAAGACAGAATGGTGATAGGTACTATGCAGGCTTGGACCTTGCCCGTCAGACTGACTTCACAGTTCTAACGATTATGAACCAGAGAAAAGAAGTTGTATTTGTGTATAGAACTAACAAACAGAGTTGGGATTTCATAGTTAAAACTATTATCAAATACTTACACATATTTCAACCAGTTCTATATGTTGAGGTTAATTCAATTGGTGATGTAATCTTTGAGAACATCAAGAAGTTTTACAAGAGAATATATCCATTTGTTACGACACAAAGAAGTAAAGAAGAACTTATTGAAGAATTGATATATGAGTTTTCAGATGGTAACATATACATACCAACAAGAGATTTGTTTCCTGAGATGTTTCAAGAACTTGGTGTATTCACATTTGAATATTCAAAGAAAACGAGAAGTATAAAATATGGAGCACCTGTTGGTTTTCACGATGATTGTGTAATCAGTTTAGGTTTAGCCAATAAGGCTACAAAAAAAGCAGCGGCTAATCAAATGTCGTGGAGCACAATATGATAAGTAAAGAGAAGAAGAAAGAATATAGAGATAGACATTATCTTAAAAATAAAGAAGAGATTAATAGAAGAGCAAGAGAGTGGCGTGATAACAATCTTGAAAAATTAAAAGCGACACAGAGAAGATATTATCTAAAAAATAAAGAAGAGATTATAAAACGTGTACGTGAGAATAGAGAAAGAAATATACATAAAGAGTTTAGAGAATACATAAGAGAACTAATAAAAGACTATGAGCAATCCACTTAAAACAGATGCAGAATATTACAATATCAAAGCGAAGAAGTATTATGCTGATAAGCAACAAATCAAGGATGCACCTAAGTTTCGTAAGTATATACTATGGTTATGGAACAATAAAGATAAGACTGTTGAAGAGGTCAAACAGGATAAAGTGAGAGAGTATATGAAAACATACTATGCAAAAAAGAAACGATTGAAAGATGAAGATGAAAATAGATGATGTATTACAAGATTTAACAACTTATGAAGAGTATAAGTTCAATACTATATTAACGGACCCTCCATACAATTTAGGATCCACTTGGATCATTGATACAGATGGAACATATCAAATAAAAGGAAAGCCACAAGACTTTATGAATAAGTGGGGAGCGTTAGATGGACCAGCATTAGATACATACTTTAAAGAAAGTTTTAGAGTGTTGAAATATGGTGGCTATATGCTTATGTTCGGTATGGATAGACAACTTGGACCTCTACACTATTACGCAGTGAAAAATGGCTTTGAAATAAACCAATCTTTATATTGGTACTTTGTTTCAAACTTTCCAAAGGCTACTGATGCTGGTAAGATGATAGATAAGAGATTGAAGAAAGAAAGGGAGGTTGTGGGAACATATATAGCACCTGATGGAAAAGAAAGGAAAGGAGTTAAGAGAGAGCCTATACCTAACGGAGAACACTTTGATAATGATGAGAGAAAACTTACAACCCCAGCATCAGACCTCGCAAAAGTTTTTGATGGTTACAAATATAGTAAAGCCCCTTTGAAACAGATGGTAGAAACTATATGTGTATTCAGTAAGCCGACAAAGAATAAGAGTGTTCTTGATGATATAATTGAGTGGAGTGAAGATGTCGACTTATTGAACTATTGTCCAAAAGTTGGAAAGAAGGAAAGGAATATGGGGTTGGATAATGAACCTGATAAAGATTTAATAGGAGCAAGAAATATAGATAAATGTGGTAAATGTGATAAATACTTTCAAGCAGGAGATGGAAGGGAATTATGTAATTGTGATGAACCAGAAATAGTTAAAACAAAAACTAAGAATACTCACCCCACTTTAAAGCCTATCAATCTTATATATGAAATAGCAAGACTATTCAAACTTCCAGATATAGTTAATCAAAAAGTATATGTTCCATTTAGTGGGGCAGGCTCCGAAGTTATTGGACTTTTGAAAGCAGGCTATAATCATAAGAACATATACGCCTGTGAATTGAACCCTGAATATGTGGAGATAAGTAAAAAAAGAATAAAGCATTGGTATGACACAAATAAGTCCTAAAATAATAGATGTAGATGGGAATAGGGTTGAGATTGGAGATGAAAAAATACCAAGAAAAACAAAGACTTATGAATATAAGTGTAATAATATGTTTGGTGATGGTGATGATAAAAGATTTGGAACAACACCAGAATTGAAAGACGGTGGTAGATTTCCGACCCAGTTATTCACCAACAAGAACACCGACAAATTTAAGTATGTAAAACAAATTACTATACAAAAATAATCTTATATATGAGTATGAAAATGAATGTAGATCAATATCAACAAGTGTATCTTTTATCAAGCGGCTTAACAGCAAGTCAATACACGCAAGCAGTTATTAAGATATTTAACATTGATGGTGATAAGTATAAAATCAAAGAGATACGAGAGAGAGTAGATAGTATTACTATTCCTGAACCTAAGGAACTTCAGAAGTTTAAATTATCAATTGATGGAACAAATTTTACAATTGTAGATGATTTAATGAAGAGTAGTTTCAATGAGTGGATCCAATATGAATCAATTGTTGGTGCTTCTCCAACTGAGAAAGATATAGTTAGAAACATACATAAGATATTAGCCATTTTCGTAAGACCTACAAAACGTAAGTATTTGTTTTGGAAAAGGATTACACCGTTGGCAGATACAGACATTGATAAGAATGAAGAGATGATGAAGAAGATGAATATTGAAGATGCTTTAAATATCAATGTTTTTTTTTATCTCAAAGAAATGAATTTTATGCAAGATATAAAGAAGTTCTATTTGAACCAGCGAAGTCAATTAGCGGAAGTGAAGGAGGATACGCAGAACAAATAGAACAGATAAACAAAACGTTTGGTTGGTATATTATGTGCGTTGAGGTTGCAGAACATATATGGAAAGTAGATGAAGTGTTGAAAATGGAATTTCAACAAGTAGTAGATTATCTTGTGATTAAGAAACAACAGAAAGACTTAGAATATTACTTAAATGCTAAACCATCAGTAGAACAAAAAAGAACAGAAAGATAAATGACAACTTACAATCTTACCTACGAACAGATAGTAAATAACCTATTAGCCGCAGCAAGTGGCTTAACATATTCAGGAGATACAGTATGGCAAATGGCTTATACAGATTTCGGGTTTAATTATGAATTAGGTTTGAATGATGAAAATGTTGGAGCCAATTGGAAGTATCCAGCATTCTTCTTAACACCAACAGATACTTCTATTGGCGATAATTCAGTAATGAATTACTCATTTACTATTACATTGGTTGATCAACCATTAGATAGTAAATCTGATAGAACAGCAATATATTCTAAGTTCGTAGATTGGAGTGTTGCATATTTTCAACAGTTAGATAGAGAAATCAAAATAACATATGATTCATCACTTAGACCGTTTGATGTGAATTATGATGCTGAGTTAGTTGGATGGCAACTTGATATTTCAGTTGAGAGTTCATTAGATTGTATATTAACTTCATCATATGTATATTCAGGTGCGACAGGTGTTCCAGGTGGATATCTGTTTAATGGAACATCAGGCGTTGATGGAACATCAGGCGTTGATGGAACAAGTGCGACAGGTGTTACTGACGGCACATCAGGCACATCAGGTTCAAGTGGTGTTGATGGTTTATCAGGTTCATCAGGCGCAGACGGAACATCAGGAATAAATGGAACATCAGGCAGTTCAGGTATTGACGGAACATCAGGAACAAATGGAACAGCAGGAACATCAGGTATTGAAGGAACAAGTTCAGGAACTGATGGCACATCAGGTGTTGACGGAACGTCAGGCACAACTATAGTTGGTTACGGTATAGCCACCTTTTCAGGTGAAACAACAGATTTTAGTTTAGGATTACCAGCACAAACTTATTCAAGTAGTGTTCCAGATTGGATAACACCCGCACCTGGGATTAGTTACCCATTAGGTTATCTTGGTTGGTATGATGATGGTAATGGTAACCCTGTTACAAAAATGTTTACAGCAATGCCACCATATCTCAGATTTACAGCATCAGGTTATACAGGCGCAGGAGATGGATTCTCTTTAGAAATGAATAGAGTTTCGCAATTATTTTTAGATAATGATGCTAATTTTAGAATACCGTTAAAGAATAATGACATATCTAATTTTACACAAAGATATTTAGAATTTGATGGAGCAAATAAAACATTACAAGTTAAATATGATGGAGTATGGTGGTCAGCAGGTGTAGATGGACAGTCAGGTCTAACTATGTATGACCAATATGATGGATCGGCATATAGACTACAAATTTCAGGTGGAACATTACAAACAATAGCAGTATAAATGGCAAAAACTAAAAACACATATAAACATACTGAGAAGATGATGGAAGAATATGGCATCTTGATTACTGATGAAATAGTTTCTTTGATAGCGAGACGAAAAAAGAACGCATCACATAGATTAAGTAATTCAATTGATTTTAATATTGTTAAGAAGAAAAACGATATTCAGTTAGTTATAGATTATATTGATTATGGACCGAAGTATAGAAACAAAGCGACAGGTGTATTAGAAGGTAATGTGTTGAGAGGTAGACGACCAGGTTCTAAAGCACCACCAACATTTATGATTGTTAAATGGATAAGAGATAAGAAGTTACCAATATCTGTTGTAAAAGGTAGTAAGAGTGCTAAAGCGAAAAGCAATAAAGATAAAGTAAAAACATTAGCGTTCTTGATTGCGAGAAGTATAGCGAGAAATGGTATTCCTATGTTTAACTTTTTAAAGCCTTATGAAGATACTGTAACTGGTGATAAATATAAAGAAGATTTATCAAAGGCATTATTAGCAGATGGTTATAAGTCATTACAGAAACCAATAGCGGTATTTAATAGATTACAACAAAAAAAACATTAGTATAATGAGCATAACGATAGTAACACAACCTGAGGACTTCGGAAGAGTATATGATACAAATAGATTGATGCACAAGTTTTCATCAAACAACTATACACAAACCAATTTTAGATTTTACATAATTGTGAGTATTAGAGATGTTGGAACAAGCACATATACTCAAATTGCTGTAGTAAGAAAAAGACCATTATCAGATGGAACTTGTTTCTTCAATCCTGCTGAATTGTATAGTAGTTATATAGATTATGATTTAGAAATAGATATAGATGAACTTAAAGAAGCAGTCAATTCAAATAGACGATTTAAACTTACAGTTTTTGATGAATATGGTGACCCTCCAACAGTTCACGGTTCAGGATTTGCTAATACAGATGATGTTATGCTTTACAATGGATTACAAGAATATATACCTTATGATATTGAAGCGTATGGTGGTGGCAACTTACAATGGGTTATGAGTGGTGTTACAATCACTTCTGATAGATGGGTTGAGTGTGGAGAGTGGACTGTTGAAACAGGGACACACGGATCAGGAGAAATTAAATTTAATGGACTTACTATATCTACTTTAACATCTATAAATATTTCATATACAGATAAAAATGAAGATGATAATACTAAATGTATAAATAATATAGCAACAACTGAATATGTTAAATTTACAAACCTTACAGATATTAACGAATGGTTTATTATGTCTTATGGAAGTAAAGTAGATGAATCGACTAAGACCACTTGGAACGATATAACATATGAATCAAAAGGTTAGTCTATGAGTGTTAATGGATTTGCAGATAATGTTGAAATCAAATTAGAATATACAGAGTTTGATGAAACAGCAGGTCAAGGTAAATTCTTAACAGATGCATTAGATTTTCAAGTAGATACAGATGATTACGCTAATTTATATTTTATAGCAGATACACAAGATAGACCAGCATATGCAAGAATAAGAATGTATTATTGGAGTTCTGGTATGGGTGTTTCAGGAGGCGGTGGAGTTAATACTCAATTAGATAGTTATGCAACTAACACAAGTGAGTTAAATAGATATGTTAACATTGCTGAGTCAGCACCTAATCCAGATTTAAGAACTGAACCAGGTGGTTCAGGTGAACCAGGTGAACCACCAAAACCTACATTTAAATATTGGATAAGTTCTTATTCAACTGGTTATACTTTAACTTACACAACGAATGACAATGAGATGTTCTATATTCCAACAGGTCCACAAGAATTAGAAGGACTTGGTATATTAGATAGAGCAAATGCTGATGGTGGATGGGTTTCATATAGAGTAGATTTAGTTGATTCAATTACGAGACCGACAAAGATATATAACACATACCCAATCTATTATTATAGAAAAGCGAAGTGTAATAAGTATGATCCTATTCAATTATTCTGGTTAAATCCACACGGTGGTTTTGATACATACACATTCTATAAAAAGAACTATATTGAATATGATGTTCAACAAACAAGATGGCAACATAGATTTTCAGATACATACACATTAGGTGAAAGAGGAACAACTGTATATAAGACATTAGCAAATAAGAAAGTCATTTTAAATACAGATTATTTAACTGCAAGTGAAGCACAGATATTAACACAATTACAGATGTCACCAGAGATATATGCTACATATGATTACAATGATGTTATATATAAAATACCTTATGTTATTGAAGATACTAAGTTTCAATATAAAGAGATTAAAAATGAGAAGATGGTTAATTACGAAATTACTATTGTTCCTGCTTGGAATAGAGTAAGTCAAACAAGTTAAAATTATGAGTATAAAGAGTGAAATAAGATTAATAGAACCAGTTGAAGTAGCAGTTACTAACAACAAATTTTTAAAGAATACTGAAGGTTGGACAGGAACAGGAACAACTACTTGGAAGCAAAGTGATTTCACTAACGCTATTAGAAAGATTACTGGTGACACTACAAGATTATTACAAGAGTTAGCAATAAGTGGTAACACAGTTTCACTCAATTATTTTCCTGGTTCATATGCATACAAAGTTGAATATTCTATATTTGGAGACAACAATACAGGCACAACATTCACACCTTATTTAGGTGGCATTGCTGGAACTACAAGAACTCAGAACGGTACTTATTATGATATATTCTATATAGGAGATGGAAACTTATTATCTATAAATGAACGTGATTATTTCTTAATAAATAGCACAGATGAAGATGTCCTTATTTGGGCATAAAAAATTAAAATGATAAAATGGCAAACAGAAGAATTAGAGAACTAACCAACATATATATTGTTTCTGGTATAACAATAGATAGTTCATCAGAAATAGCAGTAGATAGAATTGGTTATACAGAAGCATATAGAATGTCACTGAACGAACTTATAGGTTATGCATCAGGTGGAACATCAGGAACCTCAGGAACAGATGGTGCAGATGGAACGTCTGGTAGTTCAGGTAGTTCAGGTACAGATGGCGCAGATGGAACGTCTGGTAGTTCAGGAAGTTCAGGTGTTGACGGCACATCAGGTGTTGACGGCACATCAGGTAGTTCAGGAAGTTCAGGAAGTTCAGGTAGTTCAGGCAGTTCAGGTGTTGACGGCACATCAGGTGTTGATGGCACATCAGGAAGTTCAGGAAGTTCAGGAAGTTCAGGTTCAAGTGGAACATCAGGTAGTTCAGGAATTGATGGCACAGATGGAACATCTATCACAGGTGTAACTACAGATAGTGATTTTTACTATACGACTTTAACTGATACATTATACACTCCGAATATTGTAATTACAGGTTTAACAACAGTATATACTGGAACACCAAGTTATAATGTTAAAGCAGATGCAACAGGTAAATTAATATCTTCACATTATGATACATTTACAAACTTAGATATAAAGGTTGGTGAAGATTATGGATTTCCAACATTGGCAGCAACTTTTGATTGGTTAGCAGTTCCAGGTAATATGTCAGGAAACACAAGATTAGAATTATTAGCTGATGTGGAGTTTATATATGAAACATTAGTAGTAGATTTTGATTTTGATATAGTTATTGTAGGTTTAGGTTTTGGTATGAACATACTTTATCCATCAATAACATTATCAGGAAGTCCTATGTTTGAGATAAGGAGTAGTTGTAGTTTTGACCAAATTATAATGGACGCTTCTATCACACCAGGTTATGGAGCAAGTAGAGGTTCAGCAGCGTTAGGACATCCAGGAGATGATGCAATTTGGGTTCCAGCAGGGGTGCCTTATATTGAGTTTAAAGATAGTGCTATATATGGTTTCGCAACAGGTATTCATAATCACGCAGATGATAGTGAGTTTTGGTGTTTTGAAGCAGTTATAGATGACAATTTATATGCTGTATGGTTATCAGGTGACACAAGATATAGGAGTATGGGTGTTGATTATTCAAATAACGAAATGTATGGAGTAGCCTTTGAAGGAGGTAATGCATATTATTCATCACAAGTAGATTCAGTAGAATTGAGTAATTCGGCACAAACATTTCTACATACGGAAATAGGTGTTACATTTACACATCATATAATTCAAAGTATGATTTATAATAATGTTGGAACTTTTTCAGAAGGTGTAGATTTTTCAAGACAAGATGGTAGAGATGCAGATATAGATTGGATGGGTTCTTTAAATATTGAAGAAACAAAACCACACGCAAAATTGAATATGAGCAATACAGGTATCACTGCTTTAGACCAAGATATATGGGTTCCTTTTGTAGTTGCAAACTCACCTGATAGTGCTTATTTACACAAATGGACGGCAGCACCGAATAAAATGACTTATCAACCAACAGATAAAAAAGATGTTATTATATGGTTAAATGGTTCTTTTTCATCACCATCAAACACAACACAGATTTATGAGATTGCTGTAATGAAAAATGGAATAACAGGAACAACTTACGGTAAAACACAAGTTGGAACAAGTGATACTGATTTAAGAGTGTCTTGGTCTGATACAATTTATTTAGAGAATATGGTGAAAGATGATTATTTTAGAATATACGTTAGAAACATAACAAGTGATACTGACGTAACATTACATTCGATGAATATATATGTTGATAGTAGATAAAATTAAAATTAAAGAATGGCGAATTTAAATTTAGAGTTTGAAGCAAGTGGTGATTATTCAGGTAAATTAACAGGTGTAAAAGTCAGTAAATATGATTACAATAAATATGGACTTCAAATGTATGATGATTTATCATACAACTTGAACTTTCAAGTATTTGATATAGAGAACTTAGAGAAAAGAGCAGCAGCATACTCTAAAACGTTGAAGTTGCCTGGAACTGCTGTGAACAATGCAATATTCAGTAATTTATATGATATAGATGTAGAGATTATCACAGATTACAAAACATCATCATTAACTGATGATATATTCATTGGTAAGAAGATTTCTTGTGAATTATTGTATGATAGTATTCCAGTTAAGGAAGGTTTCTTTGAATTGAAGAAAATTACTTACAATGAAGCACTTAGACAGATAGAATATGAAGGTGAGTTCTATTCTAAGAGTAAATCGTTTAGTGAAGATGTTGGAGACAAGTTACTTACTGGTAATTCTGATATTGGACAAGATTTAGACTTCAGTGTGTATGATCACCCACTTAATTTTGAAAATTTCGTTAATTCTCATTCAGGCACATACTATGATGGTTCAATTGGTTACTATTATCCAATTATAGACTTCGTAAATATTAGTGAGCATAATTGGACAGAATTAGAATCATTTAGACCCTGTTTATATGTTAAAGAAGTAATTGATAAGATATTCTTACAGGCTGGTTACACATATTCGTCAACATTTTTTGATAGTGAGTTTTTCAAGTCTCTTGTGTTGCCTTGGACAGGTCAAGTCAAGTTAGATGATGAAGAAGTTGAGTTAAGAAATATGAAAATTGGTTTGGAAGATATTGCTGGTGCGACAGACTTTACAGGAAATGGAGCAGTGGTTTGGGGTAATACTGCTTGGGATCATTTTTATAGAAATTTCTATAATGATAGTCCGTGGAAACCAGGTATGACATCAACGCCTACTGAGATGTTAATACCATTAGATAAGGATAGTCCTGATCCTTATTTCAATTCAGCAGGTGACGACTTTAACACATCTACGAACAAATGGGTGGTGCCAGCAAAGGGTAGATATAGAATAAGTTGGACATCAACGCAAGACATATACGGTATTCAATGGCTTGGTGGAGTAGGTGTTGCAGGTTGGTGTGGAAACTCAGGTGATAAAAGTTTAGATTTTA